TGTTCAATCCGCTCCGGTTGCGTTCGTTAAGGGACAGGGTGGAATTTGTTCTCGAAACAGCATTGGCAATCCAGCGCGGCGATCACAGGGAGGGTAAAGATGGCTAGACCTGAACTCACAGAAAACGAAACAAAGGTGTTTCGCGCGCTGTGGTCTGCTGCTGAACGCGAAGAGCCATGTCCTACGGTTGATGACTTGCGAGACCTTCTCGATTTCAGTTCATGCTCAGGAACGGTGCAAATCGTTCAACGCCTCGAAGAAAAGGGTTTGATTGAAGTCCAGCGATTCCAACGCTCTCGCCAAGTTTGTATAGTGGCAACAGGAAAATGCACTGCAAGACCAATCAACACAGCGCCACACTGGCGGGACAGGCCAAAGGAAACGCCAAGCCCGTCCATCGCCATTGTCCGCGAACGCAAGCCAAATCTGGCTGGTGAAATTATGGCTTGGGCAGGAAGCAGAAATGTAGCCTATGCAGATGCTCTGGCTGATCTGGTATTTGTAGGTTGGGAAGTGGAGAAGGCTCGTGGGTAAATGGGAACGTGAAGCCGCAAAACCATGCTCTGTTTGCGAAGGCATCAAAATGACATGGGGCAACGTCAATCAATTCACCATCTGTGACAAGCATCGCGGTGAGTTAATTCGCAGCATCAAGCCAATCGCGCCAGAGGCGGCACCGAATGGGTAAGCGCGGTAAAACCTTCGATAGCGACCAAATAGACGATATGCTCCAACATATGCGCAATGGCAAAACTCTTACCGCCATAGCAGCTATGAAGGGTATGCCTTCCATCGACACTATGAACAGATGGGAAGATGAGCAGGACGAACTTGGTGCGGCGATTACACGCGCGCGCGCGCAAGGCTACACTGTCCGGGCAGAAAAGGCGGTTGATAACGCGCAATCGTGCAATGATCCCCAAAAGGGTCGGCTGGCATTTGATGCTGAGCGCTGGTTCCTTGGCAAGATGTATCCAAAGAAGTTTGGGGACAAAGTGCAGTTAGCTGATGCTGATGGCGAAAAGATGCAGCTTGGTGAAGTGGAGAGCCTGACTAGACTAGCCGCGCTTGCTTCGAAACTACAGGGACGGCTTGATGCTCCCGACAACGCCGAGTGAATGGGAGAGCCTGTTATCCGTCGCCACTGATGAAGAGCGGCGGGAGATTATGGCGCTGCTCGAAGCTGATCTTGCTCAGCACATTTGGCGCGCTCAGGTCGGCAGGCAATCGGAAGCCGCTGACAGTTTGGCATTCGTCACTGGCTATGGTGGCGCTGCTGGTGGTGGGAAGTCTGATCTGATCGCGGGACTTGCTCTCACTGAGCATAAGCGCACAGCGATATTCAGGCGCGAAAAGGCTCAGACTGAGGGTATCGTTCAACGCCTGACTGAAATTCTCGGCGGTACGGACGGCTATAACAGCCAAAAGTCTGCATGGCGCGTGGGTGACAGGCTGATAGAGTTTGCTGGTTTGGACAATCCAACCGACCATCAAAAGTGGCAGGGTCGTCCCCATGATCTGAAAGCCTATGATGAGGTAACAGAACAGCGCGAGGCTCAGGTGCGCTTCACAATGGGCTGGACGCGTTCCAATGACCCAAATCAGCGTTGTCGTGTCCTGATGACATTCAACCCACCCACAACGGCTGAAGGGCAATGGGTGCTTCGCTATTTCGCACCTTGGCTCGATGATAAATACCCAAATCCTGCCAAGCCCGGTGAGTTGCGGTGGTTCACGACAATCAAGGGCGAAGATGTCGAAGTGATGGATGATCGGCAATTCGTGCTGTTCAAAGGCGAGCCTGTCTATGATTATGACCCCTCTGAGTTTTCCCCAGAGAAGATAATCACACCGCGTTCTCGCACATTCATTCCCTCTAGGGTGACAGATAATTATTTCTATGTCCGCTCTGGCTATATCCAAACGCTCCAATCTCTGCCTGAGCCGCTACGTTCTCAAATGCTTGAGGGCGATTTTAAGGCTGGTGTGAGCGATGATCCGTGGCAGGTGATACCTTCTGCATGGATTGACGCTGCAATGGCGCGCTGGAAGCCTAAAGAGGCTAAGGGGATAATGGATAGCATCGGCGCTGACATCGCTGCTGGTGGCAAGGACAGCATGATTATCTATCCTCGCCATGGAAACTGGTTCGACAACGCACAAGAAACGCCGGGGCATGAAATTCCTCAGGACAGGGCAGGTCCTATCGCTGCTGGTAAAATCATTGTGGCGCGCAAAGACAGGGCTGTAGTCCATGCTGACGTTATCGGATGGGGGCTGTCGTGCTGCAACTTCCTGACTGAGAACGAAGTCCAGACTGTTGCGGTCAATTTTGCCAATGGTTCGTCTGAGCGCACATTAGATGGCAAGCTATCCTTCGCCAACATGCGCGCTCAAGTCATTTGGCGTATGAGGGAAGCGTTAGACCCTGAGAATGGAGAGGCAATCGAACTGCCACCAGACCCGAAGTTGAAAGCTGATCTGACAAGCTACACATGGGAACTGCGCTCAACCGGCATATTCATCATGCCGAAGGATGAGCAAAAGAAGAAACTTGGCCGCTCTCCTGATCGGGGCGATGCTTGTTGTCTGGCAAACATGCGGACAATCAAGCAAGAGATTTATGAGGAAATGGTTCGGGCAACATCTGAATATGATCGGTATGGCGAAATATGACCGATGAAACCTTTGAAGCGTGGTGCAAGCGCAACCGAGTTGACAGGGACTTTGCCCGTCGCAACTATCCTGTTCTCGAACGCAAATGGAAGGAAGGCGCTACGCTAGTCCCGTCGCCGCTTCCTCAGATGCCAGAGATTAACCGCTATCGGGAAGTCTAGGCGCGATTCAACCCTGGAAGCCTAGGCAATAACACGCTCCCATGATTGGGAGATTGTTCCTTGTGTATGCCTAAAACACCGGACGTTCCGACCGTCCCTGAGCGCCAAGCTGTAAAACTACCGGACGCTGGTGCGCCTATCACGAAAGACGCGTCATTTCGTCGCCGTGCAATCATGGCTGGGATTATGACCGGCCCGCAAGGTGTCTTGGGTAATCCAAGCGTCACAAAGCCGACGCTTGGATGAAGGAACTACGGGACAAGTTGGGCCGTCGCCTGACGGGCATGAAGTCAGTTCGCACGGATTATGAAACCGAGTGGAAGGATATTGCTCGTTTCGCGCAGCCTGCTCGTTCTCGCTTCCTTGCAACAGATACCAACAAAGGCGGTAAGCGTCGCCAAGCCAACCGCAAGCTATTGGATAGCCATGGGATTGAGGCATTCCGCACGCTGACAAATGGCATGACAAGCGGGTTGTCTTCCGCGTCTCGCCCTTGGTTCTCTCTCAAACTGGAAGATGAGGAATTAGCAGAAAGCGCCGCCGCCAAGGAATGGATGAGCGAAGTCGAGCGCCGCATGTATTCGTTCCTTGCCAAGACTAATTTCTACAGCGCGGTCAAGACTGGCTATGCCGAAATGGGTCTATTCGGCACTGAGGCAACGGTGATGATGGAACATCCTGTGAAGGGTGCTGTCTGCCATGCTCTGACTGCTGGCGAGTACTGGATTGCGCTGTCCGATGCTCAGGTGCCTGAAGCGCTTTACCGCTCTTGCCCTATGAGTGTTCGCCAAGCGGTGCAATCGTTCAAAGGCGCTGTTAGCCAGCGCGTGAAGTCCTGCTACGATCAATCGCGCTATGATGAGATTGTCGAAGTCTATCAGGCGGTAGAGCCTAATCCTGACCATATTCAAGGAAAGCTAGGCTCGAAGCCTTGGTTGTCGGTTTATTGGGACGCTCAGGATCGGCCTGACAGCATTCTCCGTCAATCAGGTTTTGAGGAGCAGCCATTTTGGGCACCACGTTGGGATGTCGCTGGTGGTGATACCTATGGCTATTCTCCGGGCATGGAAGCCCTGCCAGCGCTCAGGGAATTGCAGTTACAGGTAAAGCGCCGGAACGAAGCAATCGACGCGATGGTGCATCCTGAAAAGATTGCGCCTCCGGGTATCCGGCTAACCGGGCAGCCGCGCAATGTTGTTTCCGCGTCTAGTGTCGATAAAGACCAAATCATTGTCCCTTACCAGATGCCGTATCAGGCGGTAGCGGCGATTGGCGAGGAAGTGGTCAAGTGCAAGGAACAGGTGAACAGCCTGTCTTACGCTGATTTGTTCAACGCTATCACGAACATGCAGGGCATTCAGCCGCGCAACATTGAGGAAATAGCTTCTCGCAATGAGGAAAAGCTGACGCAGCTTGGGCCTGTTATCGAGCGCGTTTCCAATGAAAAGCTGGAAGTGGCAATTGACCGCTCATACGGGATTATGATGCGCGGCGGTTTATTGCCGCCTCCACCTGAGGAATTGTCTGGCGAGCCTCTCAAGGTGGAGTTTGTCTCGATCCTAACCCAGATGCAGCGCATGGTGGGTATTGGCCAGATTGAGCGCACAACGGCGTTCATCGGCAATCTTGCTGGTGCTGTTCCTGATGTTCTCGATAAGCTGAACACCGATGAACTGATTGACGAATATAGCTACCGCGCTGGTTCACCCGCCAAGATTATTCGTGGCGCTGATGAAGTCGCCAAGATACGCGAGCAACGCGCTCAACAGATGCAGCAGCAGCAAACAATGGCCTCTATGCCTGCTGTTAAGGATGGCGCTGAAGCTGCCCGCCTGTTGTCTGAAACGGACGTAAACGACAAATCCCTGCTCGATACACTGGTGGGCGCATGAAGCCTGACGCAGCGACTTTATTGGAGTTGCCGGAGTTTCGGCGTTTCCTCTTTACAGCGATTCAACTGGCAGGGATATTCGACGCTGCCAATGGACATGATGGGCGCGACCTCAACTGGATTGAGGGGCGTCGTAGTCTGGGGTTCGATTTGTTGCGTTGGGCCGATGAAGGCCAACCACAAGCTTTGCGCACACCTGAAGCGCTAGCGACGATCAACGCAATCATCCTCGAAGCAATCAACACCCCCAGAAAGGACAAGGCTAATCATGACCGATACGACGACATTAGAGACTGAAACTCCCACAGAAGACGCGGTTGAAACCACTGCGCTTGGTTCGCCGGTTGAAGACAAGCCCGATACTACGAGTGATGCGCCTGCTGACAAAGTGGAAGACGCGCCGGTAGTCAAGGCTCCTG